TTGTTGATTTTTTACAGTGTTTTTTTCACTTTGTGAAATTTTATTTTTAAAATTTAAAATATTTTTTAATATTTTGTCAGCTTTTTCTGGAGCAATAACTGATGCGTCATCTTCATCGTTAAAGGAAACACTATCTTTCTCTGTTAGAACAACGCCTTCTACATCGGCTGCTGGATTAGCAGTAAACCCTATTCCTAACGGATAAACGTTGCCAACTACAAGTCTTCGCACTAATGTGCCATCTTTCATAGTACCGTTGCCTTCTGCAGCTTTTAGATACTGACTTAGTTCTTTGATTTGCTTTTCATCAGTGACTATTTCTGCTTCAGATAAATCTTCGCTACCCAGAGCAATTTGATAGTCATTGAATCCTATCTCCCAACTTGCAGAAACTTGATTGTGCAATGGACTTTCTGGATCAACTGACTGATTAATTAATTCTGCAAACTTTTTATCAACCATTCTGTAAACTACTGCACCTAATGCAATGTTAAAAGGATCTTTTGTTTCTCTTAATTCTTCGTCAGAAACTAATTCGTTATCTCCATAACTAGAAAAAGCGGAAGAAACAATGTGGCCTACAATTCTTTGTTTTTTATGTTCTATGTTGGTAGGCTTGTGAACAAAATAGTCTTTAACCGCTAAAGCTGTCTCAGTGCCAATACCATCATGATTTCTGTTAAATTTATTAACAACAGCAGCGTTAAAAGCGACGCCAACTAAATCAATATTTTTATCCAAGTCGATCGACTCGGGCATTAATGTTTTTAGGCTGTCTAGTGATGCTTGAGAAATCTGCAGGCTGTCTTGATCAATATCTGCTGATGCAATAATTGGCTGCAGGAATGTTGTTGTGTGTTTATACATGTACGTAAACTGTTGGTACCTATTAACCTGTTACACAGTTTTTATTCGTTTGAGAAATTTTTCGAATGATAAATCAATGCTGCGCTGTAATCAGTTAAGTGATGTTCTTCTGCAGTTTTTTCAATTTCCTCCATCGTCGATAGTCCGAGTATAGAGTTTGAGTCTTCAAAACATTTACTGATTTGATTTTCCCAGTCTTCCATATCACTAGCCATAATCACTTTTTTACATAAATCATTGACTGTTTCATTTTGTGTTTTTGACAATCTTTTGATCTTGTAGTGTTTTCTTGCCTGCTTCTTACCAAAAGTTTCTAATTTTTCACTTGCATGAATAACATTTGTAATGTTTTTAGCAGATATTTCTGAGCGCGCGATTTCTTGTGGAATACCTGTAGTGCCGCTTGGTCGACCAGGAGTTCCTGGTACGGTCTGCTCAGTTTTCTCTGGCTCACCTAAGTCATCATCTAGATCCATCATAGGCGCGCCACCAACCAACGGATTGTAGTACCCTTGCTTGCGCTGCTCGATGAATTTTTCTTGACTTTTGTCAACTTCTTCTGAATTTGGAAATACTCCCTTGTTTATAACATCCATGCCTTGTTGCGGAGTCATTAAACCAAGCTCCATAAGTCGCGTGGCAACACGTTGCAATTGAGTCTCATCTTTAGTGTCAACTTCTTTAAATCTTACAATTGGATAATTTCTAAAACCCATGTTTTTGCATACCTGTTTGATTTCAGGTTGTAGGAAATCGTTGATAAAAGCTTCTCGAGCTTCTTTTAATCTTTCTAAAAAGATTTCTGCTTTTACTGCAGTGTTACTATATTTTTCGCTGCCAACAACTATATTTTGTAAACCCTCCTTGATATCTTCGTTAACAATTCTGTATTTTTCATATCCCAATACTTTGTTCATATCAGGAATTAAAAATTCAGCTTTAGTTGTATAATCAGATATTAAGACTCGGCCAACGCTTTCATTTCTAAACAGTTCTTGCATTGCCGCAAGGTTGTTATGATTAATGCCTCCCTTGTTAGGCTCATTGCCCATTGTAATCAACAAAATGACGTTTTCAATAGTTCTGACAATAGCTTGGTCAATCTTCTTGAACTCAAGTTTCATGTTAATGTCTTTTAAAACTGAAAAGCCAAATGGTACAGAAAAAGGCTCATAATCTTGCTTTTTGTAAAAAGAATATCTTAGCCTTTCTGGCTCTAGCTCAAGTTTAGCTCCGTCAAGAAAATATCCATTCCTACTAAAGTTATCTTTCATTTCTTGTGGCAAAGATTCGTAGACCTCACGATCATAATCATTTTTTGGATTTTTTAATCTTTCAATTTCATACTCACTTAAAACTTTTGCATAAACTCCTGTGGTTTCAAACCCAGTAGTTCTTCTTGCTACTACATCAAAAGGATTAAGCATAATATATCGCACTGGCAACTTATTTAAAGATACTCCATTTGATCCATAAGTTTTTAGCATCTTAACATAATCTTCAGTATTGAATTTACCGTCGATCTTGTAAAAGAAAATATTACCAGATCTATAATATTCGCGAAAATATTGATCTTTTAATTTCCAGATCTTAATTTTTCTAAACCAAGCTTCAATAAAATCCCTTGATCTTTTACTGCCAGAATCCAAGAAAAGATCTGCATTAGAAAATTCTGCCATGATATCAATAGCATTTCTAAAAATAGCTACATTTGCATATGCTTTTTGACAAAGCTCGATAGCCTCTCTGACATTGATACCGCTAACAGCGTAATCGTATGGCAATAGTCCATCACGAATATTTGTGTATTGATCTCTCTGAGGTACCCTATGAATTCTATTTGAACGAGTTCTAACCTCTGGATTACCTCCCCCTCTAACATAAGAAGCTTTTGCGGTTGAACCAATATACGGTTCTCCTTCAATACTAGGAGAATACGTACTGTTTTGCAACAAAGGATTATTAGCTAAAGTTTCTTCAATAGAGCTAGCTTTGCCAAATTTATTCCAATATTCCGATTTCTTTGTATATTTTCTTTTAGAGGCCATTTGTTTTAGTTACACGAAAGTTATGAATGTTAACTTTTAAAAGTTAAAAAAGTTACTTTTAGTTTATAAACATGGGAGTAAAAGTAGATTGAACAGACTCTTGTTTAAAGTTCATCATATCAAAATACGTTTTTACCATCCAGTTGCCTAATACTAAAGCTGAATAGCTATCTTTTCTAGCTTTATCTCTGCCAGATTGCCTTTTTAGATTAGGCGGAAGGTCAAAAGTTTGCGTACCTTGGGAAGTTGTGGTTATTTGTATAAGTGCGCATTCTACTTTTGTTAAATCGATTATGTCTGTTTGATGTTCAATGAAATCAATCATTTTTGCTTCTCTGCCCATTTTCTCGTTATCGCCAGCGCGCAGATATTTTAATGTATCAATTGGTATATGTTTTCTTTTTTGATTTTGATACGAGTCGTCAATAGCTCTTGACGCAAAAAATATTCTTTTATGGTCAAAATTAGATTGTAATAACTCGTTAGCTTGTCTAATCCAATTGCTTGTAGGTTTTCTTAAATAGCAAATCTTTTTTTCTTTTATATTATAAGAATTTCTAGCATTTTGTAAGTCTTGTCTGTAACTTTCAGAGTGCTCAAATGGAACATCAATAATTCCTAAATTAATTTTATCTTTTTTAAATGTTTCACTTTCATTGCATGCACTTAAAAACTGTACGCCACCAGCATAGTCACCTACTACCATTACAATATTAAAGTTGGTAAGCAGATAATGAAAATATCTAATATGATCTTTCATGTTTGCACCAGACAACGCATAACTGTGAACCACGGTACCAATTTGTTTTTCTTTATTTAATTTTAAAACTTGTATTGCAAAATCATCAGAGCTTTCACTTTCCGCCCAGCTTGGGTCAAAAGCTAGCAAGTATTCTGCTCCAGGCTCACCAGCGACTTCTATAGAGGGATCTTCTCCGTCTGGTATAGTACAGTCTGCCATTTTTGATATTTTAAAATATCCGCTACTATCGTCTGTAAACTTTGCGCCAAACTCGCGGTCAAACTGAGATTCACTCATGGTTGCTTTTGCTTGGTTGATTAAGTTTTGATCGTACAACTGTTTAGGAGCACAGTCGTATGAAAATTGCATAATTGTTCTATGAGCGGTGTCTTTTGAATTTTGATTAAAAATTAAGTTTTCAAATTGACTGTATAATTTATACATGTACTCAAATTTATAAGATGCAGAAGAAAGTGCTATAAGTTTATTATTTGGCCAAACATATCTTTCTTCTTCGGTCATCTTTCCCTGTTTAATTAAATCTGTTTCAAGATTGTATAAATCTTCGCGTTGTGTTGGGTTTTCCACGACAGATAAAAACGGTACAATCACCTCGTTGTAAATTCTTTCTGGCATAAGCAAAAATTCGTCAATAATTATTCTATGAAAACGAAAACCACGCAGCTTCTCACCATCACCTAATGGTAATGCTCGTATTCTTGAGCTACCAATTTCTAACAACCATTCGTCATTACTTTTGCTTTTCTTTGTTATGCACTGAGCGAACAAAGCCGCTTCAGGTTTTGCCGCAATGTCTTCTATTTTCTTGAAGATCATTTTTGCCTGCCTGAATGACTTAGAAAGTATTCCTATTTCAACTCCCTGATTCAATGTGGCATCGAGCGCGGCAAATATAGCGGTTGTAAAAGACTTTGACATACCACGAGACCACACGCCCATAAAATAATCTGTTTCAAACATAGCCTTCACGGACATGTGCTGAAACGGAAAAAGTTTTATACCCATCAGTAAATCTGCTGCAAAAGTTGTATTTTCTCGCAAGAACTTATATAGTAAAAGCTTGGCCTCTTTTTCTTCTAAGAAAC